GCTCCAAGACCCCCTTTTTGAAATACCTCATTGGGGTCTTTTCCTCTGTATGGGGGCGTTGATACCCTCATGCCTTCTTTAGACATTTGAGATTTAAGCCAAGAAGACTTCTTCTGCCCTGTCTCATCGTTATCATAAACGATATTAATTGTTGAGTGGTTGCGGTAAAACCTCTTGATCATTTCAAAAGACTTTGTGTCCATCCCTGCTCTCAGAGTTGAAATGACAACATCGCCTTTTGGGACAACCTTCTCTAGCGCGATAAGGTCAAAGATACCCTCTACGACCCAAAGATCGTAGCCTTCCCATAGTGCGCCAAAGGCGAGGTCTGCGCCTAGAAAGTAGGGATTCCAATTCGCATGGTCAGTCCGATACTGCATCACTTTCTTGGAGCCATCTTCTTTGAAGGTACGAGCCTCAAAGCCTAAGAGTTTTGCGCGAGGGCTTAGTATAGGAGTGATGAGATGCCCTTTGATCCGCCACCCGTTATTTCCAAAGTTAGCTTGGAATCGAGGGCAAGGGGCATTAATCTTAGGGGGGCTCCATGAGTAAAAAGAGACGCTAGAACGCCCATCTACTCCTCTTGTGCTCAAATACTCAAGATGCAGAGAGCTTGGTGGGCTGAAGCCTTGCTCAAGCCAATCAGTTATGCTGCCCATAGAGGTGCTTTTTCCTCACCTGCTTTTACTTTTTTGGCGAGCAGATACCCCGACATATATATTTCATTGTTTTGATTTTGAGGTTCCTTGTCAGCCATAAAATCTAGATAACCTTGTATCTTCTCTGTAGGGGCGACCTCTACGGGAGTGCCTGTTCTCATCATAGCCATTTTTTCACCCTTTCGTCACAAAGAACCGCGACAAGAGAGAAGTAGCCTTCCCAATACTTAACTCTCTCATCGTACCAATCGTTGCATTTACCATAGATACCGCTGTTATGATGACATGAAGGAAGGTCACGGTCATCAAAGATGTCTAGGTATCTAGATAAGGTATTAACAGAATAAGAAACACGAGATAATTTCGCGCACTCTCTTGCTATTTCAAGTCGGTTTTCTTTCTCATCCCAATCTTTATACCCTCTCTTTCGTCTAAACATAGGGTACGAGTGACGGGCGTGTATTTGATAAATCCCACAAGCCTGACCCTTATCTCCTCTCCTCACGTTGACGCGCAGGCGACTCTCCATCCACGCAAGAGCAAAAAAGCGAGGGTCATACTCCCCGTTTTCTTCTAGAACTGCGTCATACAACCTAGATAGATATTTCTTACTTGCTCTTCTAGCAGAGCTGTTGATCTTGAATGGTTTTTGTATTTCAACCCCGCTCGCCCACTCTAAATGGTCAAGCACACATTGAGTCGAGAGGCTTAAAGACAAAAGTAGCGATAACAAAATAATCTCCTTTTCTTAAAAGGGTTGAGGAAGCCCGCCTTCTGAAATGATCGCAGAGGCGATAGAATAAGCAATAAGGTAAGTAAAGCCTGAGAGGTTTGAATCTAACTTAGAGAAGTTGTCTCCCCCATCAGAGGAGACAGACATATTTGCCATTTCTTCTCGGACATAAACACAAATATCCTTCCTATGATCTACAGTCATATAGGGAGTTGCAAGACCCTCTATCATTTCGTGAAGGTCGGTAGAAGGAAAACTCTGCTTCAAGGCGCGGTCTAGTAAGTACATATTCAAAGGGCTACGCTCAATAGCAGACACATCGGGTGCTTTATCGAGACAAAGCGCCACTTTGTAGTTCTTCTTAAAGATTGAAATAAACTTAGACACCAAGTCAGAGGGCAACTCCCAATTTCTTGAAGCCTGAGAAAAGACGAAGCCACTCTCTGAGCCCATGAGGTAGTCATTCAGAATGACAGGGAATCTCTTGCTCCAGCTATCCTCTTTCTTAGAGGATAGAAAGTCGTTCAACACGTCATAACAAACATCGGAATTTAAGTTCACAGAGAACACCTTTGTTCTTGTTCTAGCAGGGCGAGTAGGGTCGTTCGACAACTCAAAGTCATAGAAAGCCTCCATAAAAGAAGCTATCTTTCGTGCAACCCCGACATTGTTCGGGTCGCACCCCGACAAGAGAGCAATATCTCGCGTAGATAGCTTAATCTCGGAGTCTTTTGAGAGGCGTTTAAGAGCAGAGAAAAGATCGGGAGATAGAAAAACACAATTTTGGTCAACTTCTCTCGGTGTTTCTACTGCTTCTCTGCTTTCTGATAAAGTAGTCTTGCCAAGATCATTAAGAAATGTCAGATAATACTGCTCAGGAATGTTGTAGCGTCGAGCTGTCTCAATCGAGCTTAAAACTTCCATCACCTTCTCAAAGCCAAAGTCTGAAATGACTCTTGAGGGATTTAGGTGTCCCTTAGACTCTAAGTCTTGAAGTAGGTCAAGAACGGCTTTTAAATCCATTGGTATGCCTTTCTGTAGGAGATAAGATGAACACACTCACATATAAGAGTGAGAGTCTTTTTCAGCGCCAAAAATGGCAAATCGGTATGTTTTCTCTTGAAGAGCTGACTCTTGAAATGACCCCAAGGGTACCTTTAGGTGTAGATCTTGAGAAAAGACACCATGAAGTAAAGAAGTTGTTCCTGAAACATTGTGCGAAGATGTGCCACGACAATAACTGTGATGTCGAGGATGTCTTACAGGAAGTGTACAAAGGGATTCTGATCCGAAATAAGGGTAAGTGTCCCTTCAACCCTAAAAAGTCCTCTTTCTCGACCTATGTCGTGATGGTAGCGAAATGCGTTTCGATCAACTACATCAACAAAACAAAAAAGAAAACAGAGAGAGAGTCCTACGGAAAATCCGACACCATAGAGTGTGAGCCTTACATGACAAATCTGAAATCAGAGGGGGGTCAACAACAAATGACAGACTTCCATGAAATGAGGCGACTCTTAAAAGGGGAAGCACTATACGTCTTTGATGATCTCATGGAGGGACACAGAGTGAGTCAAATTTCTCATCGCAGAAAAATGGACTCACGAAGGGTAAATAAGACAATCAAAGAGATCAAAAAGACTCTCCATCATTTCAGACCGCAGGAATTATAATGCTGACTTTTGTCTACTCTACTGTCAACGCAGGTAAAACAGCCAACTTACTGATGAGAGCCCACTCTTGCTCTCAAAGAGACATCCCATTTCAAATCTTTGTCCCTAGCGTAGTCTCTAGTAGAGACGGAGATGCACAGGTGGCTTCGAGAGTAGGGTTCTCACATAAGGCTCAATCAGTAGGGAAAAATGACTGCCCTTATGAAATGTGTCTTGGAAGTAAGAGTAGACCACAGGTCATCTTTGCAGACGAGTCTCAGTTCTTCACGAAAGAACAGATACTTGGCTTCTCAAGGATTGTAGATGAGCTTGAAATACCTGTGTTCGCCTATGGCTTGAGGAGCGATTTCAAAGGGAACCCGTTTGAGGGGTCTATCTACCTAATGACATGGGCAGACAAGATCGAAGAAATCGCGACCTTTGCAGTCGGGGGGGGCAAAGCCATCTTCAACCAAAAAGTAGATGAAAGCGGTGAGCGCGTGACAGAAGGCGAAGTGGTGGACGCAGGGTTCCACTACCTACCTGTCACGCGCTCAGAGTTTGGGCTCAAGCACCATTGGAAGGGCTGAACCTCTCAGCCCCTTAGACTGAGCTACGCACATTAAATGTGAACTGAATGTAGAGAAGTGGGAAGATCGGCTTGTAGTAAACCTCAACCAAGAGCCCTGTAGGGTCTTCGGGGTCGGGGACTACTGAAAGATTCGTATAAGAATCAACGATCTGCTCCTTCACTAAGTCCTTGAACATCATGTTCACGCGACCCTCAATCTGACCCACAACAGTAGGCAAGTACTTCTGCCCGATGTATGTGTTCAAGAGGTTGCGAGCGCGGAGATGCACCTCGTCTGCAATCTGAACAACAGTAGGGGTCTTAGAAAGAACGGAGCTCATATCCGTAGTCAATCCGTGACGGATATTCAGAGTCGCACCCTGTTGCTGAAGAATTGTAACACCACGATTTGCGGTGCGGTTCGCATCAACAGCGTCGAGAGTCCTCAAAAGACCATTGAAGCCCACGATAACAGAACGAGTCCAAGGCGTAGCAGCATCAATCGTACTCTTAGTCGTAGCACAGGCAACGGCAACAGCCATGTATCGTCCATCCACAATGAAGTTCTCTGTCACGCCTTGAGTGCTTGTGACTGAAATGCTCAAGATGTCGGGATACACGAGGCGAACACGGCTATTCTTAACACCCTGTGCGAGCGCAGACGCTTGCTCAGGTGTTGTACCTGCTGAACACCCTACAATTGCAGTACGCTCAGAACGATAGCGCAAGCTAGACTGCACATCACAATGGAGTGAAATGTCGCTCAAGAGCGTAGAAGAAGCAGGGAGTAAAGGAATGATGACAGAAGGAGAGAGCCCATTTCTGATCTCACCCTCTACATCAACAAGCGCCTGTCCCATCTGCTCGATAGAGGGCTCAGTCTGCCCTGCATCAAGAGGAATCTGCTTGAGAGCGATAGAACTCGCGCCATTAAGGAACGCGAGGTAAGCACCCAAGCTGAGAGGGTTCTGAGGAGAGATTTCGCCATACGCTGAAATCACATCAGAGAGACGAGTAAAGACACCTGTATTATACGTTGCCTTTCTACGAGTAAGGTCTAGGAAGTACTCTTGCCCATTATCGGGCTCTGGTCCTCCCTTAGCATACGTCTCAACGAGAGCGGTGTCCCCAATGAATGTTCCAACTGTGTTTGACACAATAATCTGAACACCAGGCACAACATTAACAGGAATGTTCGCATTCGTAGTGACCCTATTTCCAACCTTAAAGCTAAGAGTAGCATTTACTCCCGTAGGGTAAGGCTGAGAACCTGCTCTAGGAAGAAGCGTGAAGCTAAAGCCTGTCACGTCATCGACATAAGTCTGTCCAATAACGCCATCTTGCCCGTCACCATTATTCAGAGTTGAAGTGTTAGCAGAGCCCGATCCAAGGGGGTTCGTTGAAGTGACAAAGAATCCTTGATAAGCAACCTCTCCGACAGCTCCACTCGCTGTCGTGATGCCAAGACCCGAACCAACTGTAGTGATAGAGCTACCCCCTGTGAAATTAATCACCGAGGAGCTACCTGCCGTCAAAGACTCGAACGAGACATAAGAAAAGCCCGTTTCATCGGTAGTCGTGTAGGCAATTCCGTCTGCGACAAAGCCCGTTACCGCAGCAGAGTCGCTGATAATGTACGCGACATTCGATGCGTAATCGCCTGCGTTCATCAGCGCAGAAGATAGAGCAACCGCGCTGACAAGACGTGGCGCTCTCACCGAGCCCGCTGAAAGATTAAAGAGATCATTTGCAGACCCCTCAAGGACTGAAATGTAGTCTAGCTCAGTAGCACCGCCGATGATGCGTAGGTTTGCACCCTCAATCTGCACCGAAAGACCAGCCGCCACGAGTTGAGCTGAGACAGAGCCCCCTGCGCTGAACAGGTCTGTGAGCAAGCCTGTATCTGAAGCGGTGAACTCTACGGAAATAAGAGTCCCCGACACGTCAAGGTTCAAGACGTTATTTGCAGGGTAGTTGGGGTCAGTCCCATCGTAGAAGATCACAGCAGGGCTTGAGGTGACAGTCGATTGCTCCGCCCAACCTGCACGAAGCAAGAGGCTCGGAGCCTCAACAATCGCTTTACGAGGAGCAAGTACAGTCTGAGCAGAAAGACCCGACTCTGAAAGGATAGAGCCACCAACAATTTCAACACCAAGCTCAACAGGTGGGAAATAATCATTTCCGATGACAGCCCTGTTTCTAAGAACAATGCGATCCTTGTGAGGCTCCGCGAGATTCCCATTTCCAAGAATGTCTGTGGAAGCAACTCTTGCGACAGGGACAATACCGAACTTAGTCTGAGTACCGTCTGAGATGCCTGTGTCGATGCCTGCAATCCGCGCAAAGTCATCTGTAGGGTCAGCTTGGCTAATGAACTCAAGGTAGCCATAAGAATCCCCATTAGCGAGGTCGGTAAGGCTAAAGACCAAGTGACCTGAGAAGTTTGACACCTCTATAGCAATATCCGCAAGAGCGGCATCTCCTTGACCAAGAACAACGATAGCAGCGTCAATCTTAGTTTGAATCTGATCGACAAGTAGCTCTAAAGAGGCATAAGCCCCGTCTGCAATTGTGATGTCAATCTGAGCGTCCTTGACACTACTTCTATAGCGAATAGAAAGGAGATCGGACTCTCCCGCGACAATGCTTAGAGCACCCATTGGGGTCATGGCTGTGTAGCTCGCAGCCACAGCTTGAGACGCTGTATTGATCGCAGATACAATGTCCGATGCGGTGGCATTGACAAGAGCACCTGTCGCCACGCTAATGTCCTTGCCATCAATCTTAAAGAACAAGTCTCCATCAATGTTGCCAAGGTGTGCGTTATCTGACTCAGGCGTATAAGGGAGAGGCTCGCTCACAACACGAGTAAAGAAGCCCTCGTTTGTGTTTCCTGCGGGCGCGTCAAACAAGACCGATTTAGCCTTATTGACTCCATTATCCACGTCAAGAGTAAGAGACGCAGAAGTGGTGTCTGTGATCGAGTAAGGCGCGGCATTAGGAAGCGTAAAGACCGCAGGAGTAGGCTCGAAATCAGAAAGGGTGACAGTCACGCTCTCGTCTACAGGAGTTCCTACAGAAAGATGGGCATCTGAAAGGATCTCTGTCCCCGATGGGAAAGCAAGCTCCGTCAGAGCAAGGTCAGAGCCCTTACCCTCAAATGTCACAGCTTTAAGAGGAAGCCCTCCATTTGAAATGGAGTATGTTCCTTGATTAGAAGCACCAACGCTTTCCACAGTAAGGGTGTAACCCCCACCTGCACTCTCATACTCGTCTTGGATATTATTATAATATCCTGTAGCGAAAACCTTGTGTCCGAAAGGAACTGAGCGGCTAAGAGTAATTGTAGAGTCTGTAGGATTAACTCTCGTGACGACTACGGGGTCGCGCTCAAGAGCGTCTGAAATAGACACCCCTGTACGGACAGTAATAAGGTCGGTGCGAGAAGAGGGAGTCGCTGTCCCTGTTCCGTCCATTGGCTGAAATGGAAGTCTAAAGACGTTAGGGAGCGTTCTCTGAGGGATCGTAGTGGTATCTGTCACATTTGAGCACTCAGCCATGAAGATGCGCTCATCTTTGAGTAGTGCTGTGACTTGAGTACCACCGAAGTTGATCTCCCCGTTCTGAATAGAGCCATCGGAGACAGAGGCGAATGTCCCCCAATAAATCTTATCGTCCTTGAGAACCCAACTAGAGCCCTCAAAGTACAGACCTGAAGCCCCGCCACCTTCGGGCGTGATCCCTACGCGCTCAATCGACGTGACATCCCTTGAAGGAATGTAGTCGAAGAAGTCACGGAAAGAGTTGAAGGAATAAGAAATGCTGACTTCTTGACCAACCTTGGGGGCGGAGCTCAGGGTGATTGCACCTGTGGCTCCATCTACCGAAATAGGGGTGACTGCAACACCGTCAACGAGAACAGTCACATCAGAAGGATTGGTAGTCACCGCGCCTGCATTCGAGCCATCCACGATAGGGCTATAGCTTGTGTAGAACACAGCATTTCTAGCGCTACCTGTCTGACCTTGAGTGATCCCTAAAGCTTGGTTTGAGCTACCCGCTCCGACAAGAATCGAACCTTGAGCTGAGAGCTTAAGGTTTAGAGTCCCTAAGTTATTAGTATAGGCAGAAGCCGAGAGGGTCTGAGAAGTAGCCGCACCTGAGGCATTGATGCGAGAGACAACAGAGGCAAGGTGATCCTCTCTTGAAATACCATCACCCTTAATAGGAAGGGTGATGACAGAGGCGACACCATCTACAGTTAGAATCAGAGTGTTGCTCTGCCCTGTAATCTCAAAGTCTCCTGTGCCTGCAAAAAGCTCGGTGGCTGTTGGGGACACTTGAGCAGAAGCATCTTCATTAGAAACAAAGGTGTCTGTTCTGTTGAAGAAATAAGAAATACGGACATCATCCCCCTCTTTTGGAGCCTGAGAGAGATTGATGAGCCCTTCCTCTCCGTCAATGGAGAGGACAACAATCTGCTGACCGTTTACAGTAGCAGTCACAGAGGAAGGGGAAATAGCAGTAGTACCTGTCCCATCTCCTGTAACGAGAGGCCATTGACGCGCTCTCACTTGGCGATCTACACCATTGTAGCCCCCTAAGACATAGCTACCATTAGGTAGCTGACTTAGGACGATGCGCCCTTCAGTATCTTCCTCAACAATTTGCTGATCAATCGTAGAGGAAGAACCACGAACTAAGCTAATCGCCTTGACTGAGAAGGTCTCTGCGCCTGCTCCAATAAGGAGAGGGATTCGACCTGTAGGGTTATTCTGAGTTGTAGGGGAGTCAAAGACTGACTCTGTGTAGACTCCAGGGGGAGCGTAACCGCCTCTGATTGCCATGTTTATTTCTCCTGAGTAGAGGTTTCTGAGGTTTCTCTCTTAATAATATCCATAGCAGTCACCCTGCTAGTACGGAGAGTGTCTCCCATTTCAGGTAAGACCTCATACGTTTGATCTTCCATGCGGATTAAATCTTTACCAAGAACATCATGCTTATGGATAAGATCCCACTTATCTCGTCTGCGCTGATAAATCTGCTCCCATTTCTGACGAGCATCTTCACCGATCACGCGATCAAAATCTAAATCGAATGAGTCCATCCCTGTGTCTTGTACCTTCATAGAGTTGTCCACCTGTGAGCTGAAGCCCACAGACAAGCCATTTCCTTCTTTTAAGGTCGCATCAGAACCACATTCGCATTTCAAAGACTGTATTGACCTTGAAACCCGCTTGGTTAAGAGTAAACCACAAGAATGACATTGGAACTTCACTATCGGCATGAGAACCCTCCGTATTTCTAAAAGTAAAGATAGAGGAACTATCAGAGTAGCCTCTGTATCAACTCTGTTGTCTTTGACCCATTTCCTCTGACAGGAGCTTGCAGGGGAACAAGCTGCACCCCATAAGTTGAAATGCTTTGGATAGGGACTAGCAGAGGGAAATGAATAAACCAATCCACCTGCATGGTGAAGCTGATGCTCGCGGTGAAGAAGTAATCATCACCATTGTCGTCATAAACCTCTTCTGCCTCCCCCCCAAGAGAGACATCTGAGAGCTCCATACCCATACTCGCAAACTTAGGTCTTAAGGTAGACCATATCCACACGGCGGTTTGATCTGAAATATCCGCTTGAGAGTGAACGTCTCTCGCGATAATGTCTATGTCTAAAGAAACGTCCCAACGTCCCCCATATTCATGGCAGATCTCCTCCCGATCCTCTGCCACAATTACAGCGCACTCGTCATTGTGTTGGAGCCTTCTACCGAAAACAATCGTAGCTCCCTTAATGATCTCCCGATAGGCGCGAGAAGGCTCTACCCTAAAAGGACCTTCTCTCTCCATCTTCTCTGTATAAGTCACATACAGAGAAGTTCCTCTAGGGGAAGCCTCTGTCAGAGTAATCTTATTTCCCTCAAGAACATACTCCGTAAGACCAAGAATCCTCTGAGAAGGGTTCTCTAGGACTCGAAGCGAGTTCTCAATGGGTTCCCCCGAAAGAATGATCTCAGTATCTGACTGAAATACGAGCGCATCTTCTCTTACACGCCGATACCTCTCGTAATAGACATCATGCTCTCTCTTTGTAGGATCAACGCCATCAGTCTCAAAAATCGTCAAATGATAGATGCCAGGAGTCATTTCAGAAGGTGAAACCATCGGATCTTCTCTGACCCACTCCACGCTACCTAAGTAAGGCTTATTCGGAAATTGAGCCAAGCTCACATACCCCTCAACTGTCCCTATGAAATTGTTAGAGTCGAGGACGACATTAGAGGCTCCGCCAGTCTTAACGATCATCCCAAACTGAGGGCGCTCATCAAAGGCGTACTTACCCTGTATGTTCTGAGCGAAGTTGGGGTAGCGAGGGTGGTCTGACCAAAATCCCCTTAGCTCTCTAATCACTCGATCTCTAACGGCTATCGACAAGTGGTGGTACATGATCTCTCCTTTGACGAGTCACCATACCAACACCATATAAAACCTCAACCATGCGGGGCAGTTATCAACTTTTTTTAGCTTTTTCGGTCAAGAGTAGAGAGCTTTCCTATAATAAGAGTAGAGAGTCCTTCTCTCTCACTATCATAGTGGGCTCAGAGAAAAAATCTCGTTTTCTCTTGACAAAGTACGGCGAACTCTTATATGAGCCCCTCAGAGAGCGTCAAAAACCTCTCTACAACCCCGACACACCCAACAATCGAGGAGATGCTTCCTATGGGTATGAAACACATCCAAGACGTGAACACTCAGAACTCCATCGACAGGAAATTCCGAGACATCCAAGATCCACAGCAGTATCTGAGAGAGCTTTATCAGAACTGCCTTGAGGCGGGGGCTACGCAGATTATGATCGAGCCCGAACCTGAGGCGTGGGAGAACTTCAAAGTCCAACGTATGATGGTGCTTGACAACGGAACAGGGATGGACGAAGCGACACTCTTAAAGGTGTGTGACCTTAATGCGAGCACAAAGACGACAGGGGGGGAGCACGACAATTTCGGAGTGGGGGCTAAGATTTCATGCCTGCCCTTTAACAAGTTCGGCATGGTCATCGTCACATGGACGAAAGAGAACCCCGAAGGAGTTATGATCCGCTTGAAGGCAGATGATCATGGATATGGGTCAGAGGATGGAGAAGTCACAGGATATGGGGTGGACTCCGAAGACAATATCTTTGAAGATCAGATTCAAGGGTTCAACACCTTCAAGCCGCAGTACCTTGCTGATCTTGGGGTTGATTGGTCTAAGACTTTAGAGAAAGCAAAGGACTTGTTGACCGCTCAAGGCGCTCATTCGGAGAGTGGGACTCTTGTAGTCCTATGCGGAAATCACTTTTTCGACAATACGATGTTGAAGGACTCTATGGGGTCATATGCGAGTCGGGATAGTCGGTGCAACTACCTCAATCAGAGATATTTCAAGCTCCCTCAGAATGTCCAAACAAAGGTGGGGAGCATCCCCATTAAGGGTATCGACAAGAAGCCGAACCTCTTTGATGACTTCAAAGAGCTAGAAGAAAATATTTCATCTGCCGTAGACTCCAACTTCCCCATAGAGCTTTACTCTTACTTTTATGGACAAGGGACTGAGCCCCTAAAAGAAGCTTCTACAACTGTGGGTCTTTGGCTAGAGGACTATGAGAGCAAGTATATGCCGAAAGAGATTCAAGAAGGAGGCTCTCTCCATAGACGTGGGAACACAAAAGGCTTCTTTGAGACGATCAAGGGGACTCCCTCTTATTGCTCCGCTTCGGGCAAGGTCGAGACAGGTGACGGAACGAACATCTATTGGTTCATCGTGGACTCGAAAGAACCTACAAAGAGAAGCATCCCGCTCTTTAAAGAGGACATGGTAGGCGGAATCCAAGTAGTCTATAAGGACGAGCTTTACCTAAAGAAGAGCTCAAAAGACGGCAAGGGCTATTACCATACGGTTAGCTCATGGGGCATTCCGCACATTTCAGAGTCTCAAGACAACCGTCTGATCGACCGCATTAAGATTTTTGTAGAGTTCCCCCTGTACAAGAAGGGTGTGCGTGGGGGGGTCATTCCCGATGAGACACGCACTAACATTCATTGGATGGACAAGAGCGGTGTCTCAAAGACACTCCCATACCCTTCAGATTATTTCGCAGAGAACTTACCCCAAGATATTTCAGACCTCATCGAGTCTTATCAAAAGGCTCAGGAGAGCTCATGTACTGACCTTGAAGAGATTCGGAAGAAGATTTCCTCTGTGCTTGAGAGTCTGAACAAGGTGTCGAAGTCCTCCAAAGACGTACAAGATGTGGGCGGGGGAGACAAAGGCGGTAATGGGGGGGTGGGAAATAACAATGGGGGCGGCTCTACTCGCAACGGGTCTCGTCGCAACCCTTCTAGCTCTCGACAGACAGGGCTCGCGCTCCCTAAGCGCAACAAGCCCGCTGAGAGCGCAGTTGTGACCCCTGTCATTTATTGGAAGAAGCACCGCAAGGGCGCGGATGATGCCGAGTTCCTAGACTTTGAGGACTCTGAGGGAAATTTGTTCGCCACAAGTCAGTTTACGATGAACTCATCGGGGGCATTTATCCATCTCAATGAAGACTTCCCCGTGTTCCAAAAGCTCCTCGAATCATATCGAAATAAGATCCGTAAAGAAGGACACGACCTGCTCTTAGAGACCGCTAAGAATATCTTTAATGAGAAGATCGGCTCTGCCCTTTACGGCATCATGGCGCTACGCTCTAGCAAGATCATTTCTAAAGACAAGCTTGTGGGACCAGAGTCTCTGACTCAGCACTTCATTTCAATCTATGCAGACATCCCAAAGATCGAGAAGGAAATGGGTCAAGGGAAGCTCAAGGCTTATGTGATCAAGAGCAAGTCTTAACCTTTATCACAAGCGTGTCATTGATCATCTGAACGGAAATTACACCACTAAGCCGATGCTCTGAGGTGTAGACTCCGTTTTTATCCTCTGAAATAAGGGCTATATGATTAAAGCCACGCGCCTCTTGTTCATCTACCCCAAGTAAGATGACAGGTTGTGTTTTAGAGTGCTCCTTCATCAGACCCCCTCTCTCTTTAAACAAGAGGGTCTGATAAAGAGCTTATGAGAGCAGAGTTGAGTAAATCAGCTCTCTTACTACTTTATACGGGTCAGCGTTCGCATTGGGTCGTCTGTCCTCGAAATAGCCACTCCCTTCATTGGCTGTTTGAAGGGGAATACGGACGCTCGCTGTCCTATCAGAGACTCCCCATTTAAACTCGTCATAGCGACAAGTCTCATGGTGTCCTGTGAGCCTTATTTCATACCCATCGCCATAAGCATTAAGATGCCTCTCGATATTCTGAGGTTGACCCATCACACTAAGAATGGACTCAATCACCCGAAGCCCCTCATTTGCGCGGGTCTTTTTAGTTGAGAAGTTAGTGTGCATACCCGCCCCATTCCAATCGCCCGCCACAGGCTTGGGGTCAAGCGTAGCTGAAATGCCAAAGTCCTCTCCAATACGATAGAGAAGCCAACGCGCAAGCCACAGCGAGTCTGAAGCCTCAAGAACATCACCGAAAACTTGGAACTCCCATTGACCAGGCATGACCTCTGCGTTGATGCCCGTGAGTGGCAAGCCTGCTTTCAGACAAAGCTCTAAGTGCTTCTCGACAAGAGCCCGACCGCTCACCTCATCTGCACCCACCCCACAATAGTAAGGTCCTTGTGCGGGGGGGAAGCGCCTTTCTGAAGGAAATCCTAAAGGTTTAGACCCGTCAAAAAGGGTGTACTCTTGCTCGAACCCTGCCCATGCCTCAAGACCATCAGTCTGATCGAGCAGATCTCTTAAAACAGCCCTTGTGTTACTCTCGACAGGAGTCACCCCATCTGCATGAAATACTTCACAAAGAACAAGGATATTATCCATACCCCTAATAGGATCGGGGACAATACGCACAGGCTTTAAAACGCAGTCAGAGCTATGCCCCTCTGCTTGGTTCGTAGAAGAACCATCGAAAGACCAAAAAGGACAATCCCCAAAAGTCGTCCCGTCAGGAAGAACTTTAGTCTTAGAACGAACACGCGCTGTGGGAGTCCCCCCATCAATCCAAATATATTCTGCAAGCATTAAAGCACCTCATAAGAAAGATTATGAACATAGTACCCTAAGGCAAAAGAAGTAGACCCAACAAGTTAATAAGAAAAAGAGCCCCTTACCCACTCCAAGTAAATACGATTAAGTTCCTTGCTGTTACGGAGGTTTATTTCTACGGGGAAGATGGAGTAGAATATATGCTCATGCTCTCTTTTTCTAAGGGGGAGAGTAGGACTTACCTGTTCAAGAGTTGTGTACTTAATACAATAAAAAATATTAAGAGTGCCTATGATATAGGGGCTCTTTCCTGACATAACAACAACAAACCGCCCCCCTAATTTTGGAAGAAATCTCTCTATTTTAGGGGGATCCCCCCAATTTATAGGGTCCATCGGGTTGTACTTTTTGTGCTGAGTGTTTATTTTTTCAAAGGTCTTTGCCCACTCGTAACCTGAAATATTGTAAGGTTTGACCTCAGCTTTTGAATAATTACTCTTAGAGAGAAGCAGGTCAGATACGGATTTCTCAATACGATCTTCAAAGTCTTGAAGGGAAATTGAACCAAGCAATTTCCTAAACTGATCTATGTCCGAGTACTGTGCGAACTTTTCTCGGAGCCCAAGCCCTTCTTGGTCATTTGTTGTAAACTCTATTAACCTGCTTGCTTTTTTACTTATCATCTGCTTGCCTTTTTCAGAGAAAGTAGGGGTGTGAACGGGCTTCTGCCCACTTTTAGCTTTACTCTCCTCACGCCTCTTCTTACGAGCCAACGTAGCCCTCTGTTCTTTCGTGAGATCGTGGGCTTTGTCTCTCGGCATACACTTGAGTGGGTTCTTTCCCCCGTCTGTAATGGATGCCCACTCTGCTTCACTAGATACGGCACATGGGCCAACAATGTCTCCTGCCTCATAAGTCTTAGACTCCCCGTTTTCTTTCTTTACGGTGTGTTTGATCGGAGTGATGGCTATCCAATCACCCCATGTGGCTCGATCATCAGGCTTACCGCCACCATGACCTGCAAACCAAGTATCTAACCCACCATGTCCTGTGTTCTTGAGCTTAGGGTCATCTCGCTTGGCTGAGGTTCTCACTCTTTTAGGGTTGCGAAGCATGGTATCCCTAGTCCTGAAGTCTTTATTTCTGCCCTTATTGGGAACAAAGCCAAAACGCCTATAGAACCTTGTAAGCCTAGCGACAGAAGTAGCCCCAAAGTCTGTACTAGGAGAAAGAGTAAGCATGACCCCATGAGTATCTGCCCAAGAAATAATCTGAGACATGATCTCTGAGCCTAACCCCTGCTTACGCTCATCTTTAGAGATTGAAATAGTATTTATCCTCACGACAGGGGGAGAATATTCATCTCCCCCTGACAGGTACGAGAGCATTAAGATAAGCCCCTTATATTTCGCCTCTAAAGCGTCTTGTAAGTCCCTCACAGATTGATCGTTCATCAGAGGTTCTCCTTATTTACAGCTTCATAGAAAAGCCCGACAGCCTTCTTCCAATTTCGGGGCTTGTACCTTTTAAGAGATTGAAAGAACTGACTGAGGCGTATGAACCTCTGAACAGACTTATTGTCGGGGCGAGAACCAAAGTTATCCCTAAAGTCCATAATCTCATCTAATAGCCTCGTATAGAACTCGATGTCATCAAGAGCGTGGAGAGAAATGACGCTAGGGTTAAAACCCTCTCTACGATACTGATCTCTTAAAGATTTGAGTTGTTCTTCTTTCTCTTCAAGATCCCTAGAGTCGAAGATATTAGGCTGTCTATATTCTGAGTCATATTTCTTTCTAGGCAGACCTGTGTCCATGTACTCTCTTACATAGGAACTAGGATTAATAAGATTTGCCTTGAGCGCGATCTCTTTCTGCATAAGGTGTACAAGCTCGTGCCTCACCAATTTCCGCACTCTTTTTAGGTCGTGAGAAGCCCAAAAGGGTTTAGCTAAATCAAAGTAAATCGTGATGACGTGGGCTTTGTCACCAAAAAGATAGCTACCATCTGCCCTCAGTCCTTGTTTCCATTCTACTTCCACATAAAGAGGGAGAGACAAAAAAGGGTGAGTTACACGCCATTTGTAGCCCCCCTTAAAGAGCTTAGGTCTGTGGGAGTTCTTCTTAAAAGCTTGCTCGTAATCTGCCTCAGAGGACTCCAATATGAGCCCCTTCATGTTGGAGCTCGCTTCGGCATGAATACGAAAGAAGATCTTAGAGACTTTCTTTACGCTATCTTTGTAAACCTCGAATAGTTCTAAGACTGAAAGAGGGTCATAGGAGCTGACTTCTTTCTGAGCCTCTTTAATGAGAGGGAGATGCCGAGCTTCTGCTTTTTTCTCAAGACGCTTCAGGAAATTCTTGGCGTTCATTATCAGAAGCTGAATATCTTCTAACTCTTCTTCTCCCCTCTTAATCCCTTTGGGGAGATAAGAGAACCCGTCTGAAAAAGACTCAAGCAGCTCGACTTCTTCCTCAGTATAGGTACTAAGAGTACGCAAGAAGAATAAGTGCTCTGCCAAGCCCCCTTGAGCTATTTCTGTGACCTCATCGAGCAAGTCTTGAGGGGGCGTTATGAGCCCTGCTTCTTTCTCTGAAGCTGACCTCATGCCCATGTCAGCTCTCTCTAAGAGATGAGTGAGTGTAGCCCTCTCCATGTACTTCTTATTTCTAGGAGTGAGGAGGTGGCTGATCTCGTTCCACTTAGAACCTCTATGAGAAAGAGCCCCTCTGAAATGATCTCTAATAGCTTCTCTCGTGAGGGAGTGCTTTGCTACTAAGTACTCCTCAGCCTCAAGCGCCACTTGCTGAAGATGAGCCTTCACCTCTGAGGGGCTATTGATGTATTTCTTAAAAGATACCAAATCGTTAGGGTGTCCACCGCCACCCGATAGAGTATAGAGTATCCGATCATAAGCGTGAGTGACCTCATGGGAGAGGGTACTCAGAAATGACTTTTTGAAGTCCCCTTCAAAATCCGCATACTTCTTGGCGAGCGCGTTCAAGATTGCAGTAGAATAATCTCGTATGTTGATTGTGATCGAGTTATCTGAACGATTAAACTCGCCCTTCACTAAATCGCTGTTCTTCTTAACTACTACATACAGGTCAACTTTTTGCCCTCCTATTTCAAGAGGGGGTAGCTCGAAGGCAGGCACAGGCTTGATGACCTTTGAGATCGTAGCCTTCCCTTGCTCTTGAGCCTTCTCAGCATAAGAAACGACCTTATCCCAAGCGAGCTTAGTTCTAGCAAGCAGGGGTGCTCTATCTATACGGATAGGGCTCGCGCCTGTCTTGGAGTAGCAGTTCTTGTAGGGTCTGCAAGAGGCTTTCTCTGAGAAGCCCATTTCATCACAGGGTTTCTCTTCGCAGTAGTCTTTATCCCACTTGCGAGGCATCTTAAACTCACTACCCTCTTTTTTCCATTTCCCCCCAAGTCGTTTATATTGAGCGAGAGCCCAGCCATTGGCGTAAGCCGAGGGGAATATAGTAAAACCCTTGCCATCATTCACAGGGTTGACGGACTCCTTGCCCCTAGTCACAGGCTTAGAAGATTCGCCCTTGGCGAGAGCCTGTATTTCAGCCCACAGCTTTTCATTTACGGGGACATTTTTCCGTTTCGCGCCCCCTGCCTTTCTTAAAGCAGAGGAGTTGTTGGTGAATCCACTATTGTAGGGGATTACCCTTGCAGACCCGCTTCCGCTGTCTTGAACGTAGCCCAAGTCTTGGCTCTCAGCAGGAGTGCGCCCATAAGAGTCAGCTCGGTCAAGGTTTCTATATTTCAAGTTAGGCGAGTCGGGGCTTGGGCGACCTATATTTCTAGCGGAATCCCCATTCGGAAGTGAGCTATGCGAGCTTTCTCCGTCGGGGTTATCAGAGCGCCCTACGGGAGTTCCTTGAGTGTAGCTTGAAAGCTGATCAGGGGGAGACACCTCTCGATAAAAGTCGGCTATTTTTTTCATTTCTTAGCCTTCTTAGAATTGTCCTGCTTGGGACTCTCTTGAGGCTTCTGATCTTCTTTTGAGGGATTTTCCTCGGACACCTTTGGAGTCCACTCATCTACAGCTTTTGGGAGAACGATGTCTTCCTCAGTACGTCTCGTTATTGGATTTCTTTCAAAGACAGAGAGCTTCTCAATTACCGCGCTCTGCAAGTCAAATATCTGCTCCCTCAAGAGTTGCATCTGAATCTGAGCGTCTCTCAAGCGACCAATTAGGGCTGCTCTGTCTGCATTCGCAGAAGATAGTTTATCTTTCAAATCCTCGACTTCTGAGGGGTCTCGCCCCGAAGCGATAGAGAGCATACTTGAAATAGATCCTGTCAACATACCAATGATGCCAATCAGGATGTCTCTATTCTTCTCTACTATTTCATGGGTCGAGAGGAAGTAGATGAGAACACAAATTAAGAACATAAAAACAACAGAGGCATACCAACCTCTGCGAGCTTTGTCTGTCTGAGAAAACTGCTTAGAACTCATTATGTATGTCCTTTCAAAAAGGATATCACCGCATCCCAAAATTCTGAGATAACTTGGTTCACTTCATCTATCCCCGATAAGTATTGAAGACCTAGCAAGTCCCTACCTAAGTCGGTAGAGATGAACCTATAAAACACAAACAAAAGAACCAAGAAAACGTAGAGAGATAGCTTTACGACGATAGCGTCTATTTTCTCTTGGGTGGTCAGTTTAGAGAAGGGGATTTTAATATTTCGAGGACCCTTTACTTTACGAGCTTTTTCTGTGTCTTTTGGGGGTTGCAAACTCTCAATAGTTTCGCCAACGGCGTAAATTTTCTGAGGCTCCTTCACGCCCTTAAATTTATAAGACCCTACAAAGACATATCTCGCAGACTTTGGCGTGTCATAATTAGTCCTACCTCGAACTGCACCCATCGCCTGATCTGTCAGCAAAACTTGACTAGGACCACAGAGACTCATTGTTCTCGCGGCTATATTCTTAGCGAGCCCCTCTAGCTCTATTCTCTTAGCGTTTGCTGCGACCCAAACATCACTCTGATGAACCTCAATAATTGTGTCCCAATGGATTCCTATCCTACACCCTAGACCTGTTTTCTTTGGTATTGATCTCTGATAGTGAAGCGCGAAATTAATCGCTTCAATTGGGGTTTCAAAAGAGCAGAGAAAGCCATCAGATCGGTCTATCTCTCTGCCGTTAAATTTGTATAACATCGACCTTGTAAGTCGATCATGCACTTGGAAATGTAGAGCCGCTCTTGCTGCGCCGTACTTCTGAACAAAAGAGGTGCTACCAATTAAATCAAGGAGAACTATTGCTAGTTTCCGCTCCTCCATTCTTATATTATTTCGGGGGAGTGCCATATTAGAGTCCCCTCTCACTCCATTATTGTTATGAACTGAGGGGGAATAAAAGAGCTAACGACCCCCGTACTTACAATCCGTCAGCTTGCCTTCTAACACCTCGACTACTCGAAATAGCTTTGAACACTCATTCTCCTCAACCTTTGCACACTTCTTAAGATGCACTAAGGACTCTAAATAAGCCTTCTCGATGTCTCGGCAAGGCTTATTTAGAGTGGGGGATGAAATGAAAAGAAGTAGGATCAATTCTAACATGAGAGACTCCTCAGTTAAGGGAGTCTATCTATATCAGAAAGAGGGCGCTAAAAGAGCTTTCCTCACTTCAGAATAATGATATGAGGGTCTATCTTCTTGAATGAGAGATAAGAGAGAGCTTCGAGCTTTTGGATTTTCATACGCAGTACGAACGAGAGCTTTCTTTGAAATGAACTCCTTGGCAGTCGCCACCTCTTTCTTGGCAGGAATATAAAACTCCTCAATTACTTCGTCCATCAACTTTTTGCGATCCTCCTCCCCCTTCTCCTGAAGATGGTCATACATAGCCATATAGTCTATTTCACCATCTTCTGTCGCAAACTGATTTAAGAACTCTTGGTCGTTGAACATCTCCTCCATCTTTTTGGTGCTGTCCTTTGTCAGCTCCTGAAGATCAGAAATGAACTTCTTTGTCTCCTCAGGGTCAACAGAAGCGAAACGTCTCTTAGAGAAGCCTGCACCCCCGCCCTTCGGAGCGCCTCTGAGTACGTCTCCTGCCATAGAACAAGCCATGCCGACTGCATAGAACCCAAGACCTGCGGTAGCGGTGGAGACTCCTGCTCTCATTTTCGACATGAATCCACGACCTTGATTGGCAGAGAACGTCTTTTCTACGTTCTTGTCAGACTCAGCTTTAGCCTCGTCAAACGCCTTTGAATCATAAGAAACACCTGCAATCTGAGAAGCCATCAAGCGGGCTGATGTCTGCTGCTTTTGCAGTTTCCCTTTTGCTGACCTTTGCGCCTTCTTGAGCTCTTTCTGAAATTCTTCTTTAGTGCTACCTGAAATCTTTTCCATTTCCTTGTCGTAGATGCTCTTAAGCTTACCCCCCACACCATCGGCATCCATGTCAGCACCCGAAATATCTAGCGCGACTTCTCCGATGGCTTTTAAGATTGTACCACCAATCTTGCCCGCCACCTTAGCGCCAACCTTGGCGGCTTTTAGCATTGGCTTGGCAACAGTCCACGTTGCCTTACCCGCCCCAACGGTTTTATCCTTCACCTTCTTAGAGGTGTCCTTCACCTTCTTAGCCGCCCTTGCAACTGCCCTGCCCATGTCTTTCAGACTAGACCACTTATCCCCCATATAAGCTTTGACTGTAGATGCAGAAGCGAGACCCTTTGAAGCAGACCCTTTAGCAACCCCTAAAGCAGACACCGCGCTCTCTGAAATGTACCTAGCGAAATCCCTGCTACTAGAGAGATATTTAGCGATGTCTTTTTTCATATCAGAGTCTGCATTGCTGTCTGTAAGAATATCAGCGGCATAAGAAGCGCTAATGTCCTTTTGACTCTTCTTCTTCCCTTTGACGGGGACTCTGCGCTTCTCCTTCGACATCATACTTAAAAAGGACTCAGCGATCTGCCCATGAGCAGGGTTTGAAGGGTCAAACCCTAAAGAAAGCACCGTTTTTTCGACATACTTCTGAAGCTCTGCCTCAGACATATCTTCGGGGGGCGCGTCTTTAAGTGCTACTTTGATCAGACCCCTTCTTGAGGCGATCTTAGGGAGAACATGAGATCGCAGCGAGGGCTCAACATAAGCAAGTTTTATTATGCGCTTTTCTAGGTCTTTTTCAGAAGAAGCGACCCTTGTAGTAAGAACGGGCAGTAGCAAACCCCTGATGTCCTCATTCTCATATGCAACTTTAATCAGCTCACTCTTTAAAGACATGGTAAACCCCCTGTTTTTATCTACACAAAAAGATAAAAAAACTATAGATGGGTAATTTGAGTCTTATTTTTTTGTTTATATCTCATAGATAAAGTCCTTCAATCTCATCAAACTAACAATGGGGAATCTTATGAGAAGAACAGCAAGTGAAGTCCTAAGAGATTTAGAAATGAGAGTAAATCGCCTTGAAAAGAAAGCCTCTGATTTCGATCACCTTAAGAGCCCCCAAACAGGCAAGATATATGACCACCTGAGGGAGAGAGCTCCAAGAGGCGGGTTTCGTAGACTAGAGAAACTCTACGAGGAGATGAATGACCGCTATGATGGAAATCTAGAGGACTTGCTAGAAACCTTCCTAGAGCATGATGATATCCCGTACACCAAAGATGTTATGATTGGGGGCGTGGTTAAGAGGTCAAAGGATACTGTGTTCTTTGACATCTATGTGCCTGTAAATAATGGCGGGTATAGCATCCATAAGGCTGTTCTTAAAAACTTAGGTGAGTATGGTGTGACTATCCAAGAGCGTCTTGAAAGGAGAGCCTCTATGGGTGCTTCATTTACTGTGACAAGCAGTAAGTCAGAAGACCTTCAAGGTTGGGACGATGAGGGGCTCATGGATTATACAGACGAGATTGTCACGGGAGAGGAAAAGGCAACTACAAAGACTTTGATGAGGGTTCTCTCTGAAATGACTCCGCCATACGATGAGTGGGATGAAGTTAGCTATGATTGGAAGTCTAGGGTCGTAATGCCAGGTCGAGATATTATCTTAGAAGTCAACTTCCTAAGAAATGCTAGGGAAAGAGACTACATCATCAATCTCGGAAATAGCGAGTATTACAGTAAAACAGGAGAAAACCTCCCTGAGCCTCTGATTAGAAAGATCGAAAAGCACTTTGAGATTCAACGCCGTTTAAGAGTCTGACCACTCTTCTTGCTTCTCTAAGAACAGATCAAAAGCTTCAGAGTCAAAGCCATCGACCCATCGAACAGACGAGGAGAAGTCCCCTGTAGGGAAATAGATGCGGCGGTTGGTCTGAGGCTCACGAAGAAGGGCGTTCTCAAGACAAGGGGAAACCCCATCTAGGAACAAGCCCCGTCCTCTCACAAAACAAGGGAGAGGTCTAGGCAGAAACAGAGGTAAGGACTCCCCTTGTATTTCAAGGGGGCGAACAAGATCTGTTATAACTTGGCGATACATTTTAGACATGACACTTCTTACAGCCTCTCGGTGCATGGCTAGTTTTCTCCTCTTTTTGTCTCGCCTGTTCTTCTGATCTTGGGTTGAAATGCCCCCGCCCCTAAGACGCTCATGTCGGTGCTTTCGGCTACGATAAAGCTTCATCCTACGCTTCACTCTAGTCTTATTTCTCCGATACCACCGCGCCCGTTCATTTCTCTTTGAGAGGGTGTTCTTTCTCTTATTTCTCTTATAATCTCTTGAAGTCTCCCATTTCATGCGACCTTTTTGCTCTCGTTGCCTGCGAACAGGGACGCGCAAAGATATGTCAGCCCTAGCCACGCCAAGTCGCTCAGAGTCTTCATCCGATGCAACCATAGGTCTACGAGCGATGCCTGTAGTCGATTTCCCATCTAAGTAGGGGTGTCCATATTCATCGCCAGGCATAGCAGAGGAGCGAGGGCGCTGATGAAGGGGCTTTCCTTCAGGCTGATTCGGTATCGCATTAGGGCTCACCTTAACCCCTCTATTTCGAGGTGAGCCTGAGCTGTCAGAGGGGGCGTTAAAAACAGGCGGACCCGCTCTTTGCTCGTCTCTGCCTTTAGGGTGTCCACTAGGGAGAGGGAGAACCCGATCTCGTCTAGGCTTCCCATCTTCGGATGAAGAGGGCTCTTCCTTTTTGTTCGAGTCGTTCTGAATCTGATCTTGGCGAGTCTTATTAACCCACGTCTGAACGCCCGCGAGGTCTTGCATAATCCTCGCGGCTATTCTTTGAGAAGATTCCCTTCGAGACACCTCGTCCATTTCAGCCTCTCTTACGGAGATACCTTTGAGCCACGCTCTCGGAGCCCATTCTCAAGTTCGCACCCTCAGAGTCTTTATAGACGGGCGCTGAGGGAGCAGGGGAGTGCTTCGCTGCGATGTCTACAAGCTCTCGATCACTATGAGGAAGTCTCTGTCGATAAAAATCAGAGCCCATCGTAATCAAGGCATAGTTAGTCTTATCTAAGTTGCGCTCTAACTTAGATAGGGCTTCAGGGATGGTAAGGAAGGTATCGCCACAGAGACGATATATTTCTTCCTCAGCGGGAGAGCCTCTTAGAGCCTCCACCATCTGACCTACTGCTATTCTGAGGCGATATGCTTCTACTCTAGCATCTGAAACACCGCCTGCTAAAATAGACCATGAAGCCTGACTTGAAGATATCTTCTTTGTACTCATATTCAACGCCCCTTCTTATTAAGAGAAGGGGCTAGATAAAGAGTCTAAAGTTAACCCTCGATGAGCTTCTTAAGAGCGTTAGCTACGCCCTTAGTCTCTACAGCGATGATTTCATCAAGAACCTCAGGTCGAGAGGAGTACTTCTCATAGGCGATCTTGGCTCTCTTTCTCCATTGAGGGCTCATATCCCACTCAACGCCACTTGGTAAGTGAGCCACCTTAGACTCATCCTTACCTATAGATACCGCACCTTGATCGGGTTGTACTTCCCCATCAATCGCGCTCAGAATTTGAGAGTTCTCTACTGCCTCGGTGTCTTCGGGAGCTGAGGGCTCAACATTTAAAGAGACTTCCACGTCATCTTCTACAGAGAGAGAATCTGATGCGGGCTTGCGCTCAATTACGTCCTCTCGGTCTAGGTTATCAAGCCTGCTGATTTCCTGCGAAGCCTGCGAGCCATCTGAAATGACAGTCTTTTGCTTGCTCGCTGTCTTGATCTTAATTTGACCAACGGGCTCTGCACCCTGAGACTCTGAAATCCCGCCGCCTGAAACCTCTGCACTAGAAGCTCCTGCGACAATCGCCCCGCTCTTGCTCTCCACGCTCGCAACTGAAATCATGTCCTCATCTTGAGACTCTACAACGAGAGGGAACTTCTTAGGCGCAGAAGCTTCCTTCGTAGCTCCCGTTGGTGCAACTTCAGAAACAGCTCTTTCTTCCTCATAGACTGTCTCGACAGCCATTTCCTTCTTTGGCTTTGAGGGAGTTTGAGCCTCTATCGCCTCATCAACATTTTGAGGAGCGGAAGCGTCTGTGATTGTCAGCCAGCCCCGCTTCACCCCTGCACGAAGCTCAGGCATAACTTCCGTAGTCCCGCCAAACTTTAGAGTATACCCATCATACTCTACGATGTCCCCCTTTCGGAGGTTCTTCTGAAGGCGACCCAAATGTACTGTCGTCTGTGCTTCGAGCAAGACAAATTCATCTCTCTTAAACTCCATGTTTGTTCTCTCCATGTGAAAGGGTTAAGAAGTTATATATACTACCAATAAAAATCTAATCAAGAGGACAAAAAACTACTCCTCAGGAGCAAACTTCTTCATCTTTTGATATTCAAGAGCCATCTCCATGTAGCTCTTATCTATTATTTCATCATTATTTTTAGCTCTCATAAGAGAGTCATATATTTCGTCTGAATAGTCAGAGATGTTCTTTTTAAGAAATTGCCTCGTCTGAGCACCCCTGTACGCATCTAGCACAGAGTACATTCTCATCACCATCAAGTCTCTTGAGATTTCTGCCTTGGCGGTGCGAGGGGGGGTGTCGCCAAACAAGTTCTTAACCGCACTAACTCCATCGGACACATAAGAGAGCGGTTCAAGAACATTAGATAAGAATCTAGTCCCCTTAGTAAGAGGATCTCTTAGGTCGTGAAGAGCATAAGACTCTGAAAGGGAACGGGCTTCTCCAACCCCTTCATTTAAGTAAGCCTCAAATACCCCGCCCATTTTTGAAATGGCTTCAGAAAGCTCTTCCTCAGAGCTTGCTGATTCAAGCTGCTTTTTAACACCTTCCATTTTAGAGGAATACTCCTCATTCAATTCAGAGGGGTTGTTTCTCGTATTAGCTAAAAACTTAAGAGCTTCCACGAGACTTTCGGGGGTGTCAGCTCTCTCTGACAATTTTGTTGAGATCTTGTCTATCGTCTCAACACAAGCATTCTCTAGGTAGCTTTTAACATTGAAACCTAGAACACTAGACTCATCTAATTCACCACCGCTAAAACCAGGAATGTCCTCTAAAGAGAGCCCCATCTCTTTTAAGCCCTCAAGACCAAGCGAACCAATCGACCCTGCTATTTCATCAATAACAAAAGACCTGACAGCTTTAGCGCTATGTTGTAGTGCTTTTTTCCCGAACCGCTCTTTAAGAAGGCTCTCTATTTCTCCTTCATCTTTGCCCTGCATCTCTTTATTCAACTCTGAAATATCTTCCAAGCGGAAGAAAGATAAGACTTCAGACGCTTTTTGTGCAGAAGCTTGTGACAAAAGATAGCCGATAGCATAAGCCCCCCCTTGGACAAGTTCGCTTTTTTGTTGGGTTCTCTGCCACAGGAAGCTGTCGAGAAAGTTAGAATAGAAATTCCTGCGCGTAGTGAAAGAATAAGCATTGAAACTGCCGTCTAGCCTTTTGCAAAAATCCAAAGCTTCAACCTTATCGGGACTAGACATTAGGCGATTGATATTCTTCTTGAAGTCCTCATAGCTAACAACTGAGGAGTCAAGCTCTTCAAAGGCATCTGCCCGATCTTTATTTCTGCTGTAATAGTCTAGGTAGAGGTCGAGAAGGGTTTGCTCTGCCCACTTATTCTTCTTCTTAGCTTTAGAGATCAGAGTAGAAGCGGTGTTGGACTCTTCGGTGTCGGGGTCAACCCAAGGACCTAAAGAATCACTCTCAACCAAATAAGCATGAAATAAGAAATTGTTCTTAGCCTTCCTTAATGCTTCTTTACGTTCTAGTTCGTCCACCTCTTTTTGAAGCTTATCAACATTCCCTCCTTTTAACTCTTTCTCTCTTTCTAGCTGCTTCTTCTTCTCTTGTAGAGTTCTCTTCCGATCTCTCTTGTTTTGCTTCTTTCGGGCAAAACGATCTCCGAAGGTGTCACAGGATTCGCTCTGTAGACCATATAAAATATATGGAATTAAAATAGGTCTTAAATGAGGTTCCTCATAAGCGAGCCGTATTAGTTTGCCTAGTAAGTTCATGTGAACCGCCTCCAACATTATTGAAAGAGAAGATGAGATTGAGAAACTATTATTTCGCCTATGGACAGCACCTCTCTGAGTACCTCGCAACGACATCATTTCCTTCTGCTAGATTCTTTAAGTTCGCACTCGTCAAAGACTATAGGCTCTGTTTCAGCCCTCTAGGTCTTTGTGGCATCGTCAAATCTAAAGAAGGAGATTATGTCGAGGGTATTCTATACTCAATTGACGCAAATGAAATACCCGAACCTTTTGAGGGCAGTATAAAACTAAGCCTCCCCGTCCTTACAGACGAGGGGAGATGGGTCGATGCGATCACTTTTGTGAATAAAGAAAGTGAAAAAAGCGCAACCCCTGAGCAAGAGCTTCTTGATTTGCTCTTTAAGAAATACCACGACTATGGGTTCAACCGAAAGAACCTAGAGTCGGCTCTCGAACCTTAGTGATATTTTCTTCTTATATGGACGTTTTTATAAGAATTATCAGGCGCAGGATAATCATCAGACCAATCATTAGCTGGACCTATCACTTCAGGATAGGTTGGGTCAGGCACATCATCAGGAGTCACATACCCACCCTTTAACATAAAATGCCGAACTACGGTATGAATCACTGGCGTACGAATCGAATATCTCTCTATATTACATTCCCTTGCAACAAGGCTTATTGTATTATCTGAGATTGTTCGTTCAATTTCGCGAAGGGCAAGTTTAAAACGATCAGATTTAATTCTAGTTTGCCTAGAAACAGAGTCGAGTATCTCTTCAATTTTTCTGACGGCGGTCGGCACAGACATGAACCTGCCTGCTTGTCTTTCAAGACGAGCAACTCTTACTTGTAGCTCTTTTAGGACTTCACTTGCTGATCTTCTCATAATGGTTCCTCTCCATTAAGGTTAAGAAGGGCTAAAGGACACTCCATACAAGAGAGATAAACAAAAAAAAAACCTCAACCCCCCGAAGGGAGCTGAGGTTCTTTCTGAGTCTCACCTAGCGTCCTATTTCTAAGGCGCTATTTCACAAGCTATTAGCGAGTGACGGTGAGGCGAGCAAGACCGCGAGGGTTGTACGCGCCAATACCGAGATTCTCAAACACGCTGAAGCCGATGGTACGAGCCTTCGGGTCGTCAGCAGAGAGAACAGTCAGCTCTGTACGGACAGGGATGCGACCGAACATCTCAGGCTCACAAGCAACGTAGACAGTCCCCGCAGGAACAAGACGGCTAGTGATGACCTGTGCGCCCCAAAGGGTAGCCTGTAGACCTGTCTTAAGAAGAGCGGCTTGACTCTCGATGTCGAGAATGTCACGACCGAACTTACGGATGTCTGCGTAGTCGCGAGCGTTCATGTAAACGCGAGCAACACGGAGATCGTGACGCTCGATGAGCGCGTAAGCGTCAGCGAGGACAGCACCATTAAGAGGAGCGATGACAGGAATGTCAGCGTTCGTCTGACCAGGAAGGCTATCGAACCCACTTGTAGCAACTGCGTCAAGGATAGCGAATACACGCTCGTCCTCAGCAGCCTGAATCTGAGCGCGAGCCAAGTCCTGAGCTCTCTCAATCAGATCGAAGCGACGCTCCTTAATCTGAGTGAGGGGGATTTCGGGGTTTGACGCGATCTCAAATAGAGGGAAGATCACACGACGTGGCTTGGTGATGGCGAGAATGTTCTCGCCCTCTTCACCCACTACGAACGCGGTGACATCGGGGTCTTTGTCGTAGATAGGTAGAGCGCCATCGGGCAACTGCTCAACGAGGAAAGTCTTACGACCAACGCTCGTATAGTCACGGCGAAGGCGAAGGGGCTGTGTCATTGAAGCGGCGAGCTTGCTACGACCCTGTGGGGTCTTGATGTAGTCAGCGATGAGCTTCTGCTTTACTGCGTTATCAACATTAGACATAACTGATCTCCTTTCTATCAGATGCGTTGGTCATAAACCAACTCGTCTGAGTTGGAGTCAGGAACAATCTTAAGAACACCGATGACAAGACCACCGTCAACTGCGTGAGCAGACGCTGCGTCATTGGTAAGAAAGCCGTTGATTGAAGCAATAAGCTGATCACCGACAGTATAGGTGAGATCACCGAAACCACCTGCCTGAGTCTGAGTCTCAAACAGCTTGTTGCCGTAGCAACCCTGTGCTGAGACGTATGGACCACGATTGCTCGCAACGCCAGGCTGATTCTCAAAAGCATTTCCGACTGCATTGTTGATGAACACGCCAAGAACGCGCTCAGTTGCAGCAGGAGCAGCAGTAGGACCACCATGTGTGTTGTCACCATCGGGGCGAGCGAAAGCAATTGAACCCGAAAGAATACCGAGAACAACACCATCGAGAAGTCCTGATGCCTGTGTGACAGCGGCAGGGTCGGGAGAGTGGGCAGGGTTACTCTGAGTGAAAGCGTCTGCGGTAAGCTGTCCAACGGTGTTACGAACACCAACGTGCAGAATACGGAGTGCAGAGCTACTCTCAGTAAACCCACCACTAGCTTGTCCAAGTAGAGCCATAGTTAATCTCCTAGAAGCTCATACTCCTTGTTTCCAAGAAGTAGTGTGTTTGTGAAATGGGAGCGAGGCTCCCGAAAAGATTTACAACAATAATGCGTATTAAGATAAAGGAACTAAAGAGTTCCTTTTATCCATTAACCGAAATACTTGCTCACGTCGGGAGCTGACTCCCAAAGCTTAGAAAGCTCATCGGTTGCGCTAGATGCCTCGCGACTAATGTTGCCGAGAGTCTTAACAGAGGCTTGGCGAGTAGTCGTCTGAGGGCGGAAAGAAGCAGACTTCTTTGTAGCCTCCTCCTCAGAAGCCTCCTCCTCAGAAGCCTCCTCCTCAGAAGCCTCCTCCTCCGCAGCTTGGAAGATTCGAGCGAGCTTGGGGTCAATCCCCGCCTCTTCAGAAGCAACATCAAGACCCATGTGATCATGCGCCTCTGCCATCATGGTAGCGTCATGCGCCTCTGCCATCATGGTAGCGTCATGCGCCCCTGCCATCATGGTAGCGTCATGCGCCCCTGCCATCATGGTAGCATCATGCTCCTCTGCCATCATGGTAGCGTCATGCTCCTCTGCCATGTTCATTTCAGCGAGCATCTCAGCGAGCATCTGATCTTCCTCTGCCGTAAGAACGTCCTCTGCGGTCATCTCAGCAACACGAGGATTCTCAGGCGTAGGCCAACCCTCAATCTCACCGCGATTCTTAGAGTAGTAGTTCTTGTTGTAGAACATCTTAGTCTTCTTGTTCCAATCAGAATCTCTGTTGGCACGATTCTTAGCACGAACATCAGGGTCTTGATAACCAAAACCAGGAGCGGCTTCGCCGTACTGATTGATTACCTTGCGTGTACCCTTGTTATTTCCGCCTGAGCCTTTGCCACCTGCGAGCATTTCAAGCTCTGCGACCATCTCTGCGAACTCAGCGTCAGAAAGAATATCCTCTGCAAGGAAGTCAGAGCTCTGCTTCCGACGACTCTTAGGGGCTTCAGAAGCAGTTCTGCCCGCAACCATTTCCATAGTTGCGAGAACCTCTGCCATAGTCTCCTCATCGCCTGCTTCGTGAGCCTCTGCCATGATCTCTGAAAGAGTGTCCATCTGCTGTGCGAAGCTAGAGCCAACGCCACGAGAACCCTCTCCGCGAGAAATCATCCCGTCCATGTCCTCGTCAATCGCGTCAAAGGCATCGCTAGAACCGCCCCACTCGCCTTCTGAAATGAAGTCGTCATCATCGAGGTCATACTCGTCGAAAAGATCGTGAGCCAAACGAGAAGTAGGACCCTCGCTCTCACTATCATCGAGAGAGTCCTCGCTCTCATCGTGACCCTCGTATCCTGTGCCCTTCTGCACAACATCCTCTGCTACACGGCGAAGCTCCGCAGCAAGACGCTGATTTGCAGCCTTAAGCATAGCAATTTCCTCTGCGAGAACCTCAGCAGGAGAAACCATTTCAGACTCGATGTCATCAGCCATGACGTTTCCTGGACCCATGTCCTCGCCCTCATAGCCTGTCGCCTCTTGCATCTCGTCACCTGCAAACTGCTCCGCAGCGATACGATTAAGTTTAGCGTTGATGCTACGGGAAGGAAGATCCATATAACGGAGAGCAAGCTCCTCAATTTCTTCCTGAGAAGCGTACTTACCTAGACGGTTCTCTGCGATCTCAATGCACTTTGAAGCCTTGCGCTCCATAGCCTTTTTAAGGTTTGCATCGTGCAGGTCATGCGTCTCATCGAAGTCCTGCTCAAGACTCTTGTGAGTGGCAGGGTGGTCGGGACTCCAACCATAAGAAGCAGGGGCAGGTCCTGAGCGGTAAGGACCCTTGCGAACGCCCTCACCAAACTCAGAGTCGATGCCATAGTCATCAGCAGAAGGCTGACTCTTAGAAGCAGGGTGGTTGAAGCTCTCCCAACCGAGATTATCGTGACCAGGCAGGCTTGAGTTAGCCCTACGGGAACGGCTGTACCTTGACATAGGTATGTCCTTTCTTTCTTGCGGGGCAGAAGCGCCCGATTACAGAGACAAAAGCTTGGCTAATCTCACCAAGCGCAGTATGTCTTTTTGAGTGAGTTTTCCACCGTGAATATTCTCGGCAGAGGAAATAAGAGTACCCACCTTTTTGTATTTCTGAGCAGGTTGCATCTTCTCAGCGATTTTATACAGGTAAGGGGGTAGATATACATCAAAGCGGTCGTTGACGAGGCGCACATTTGAAATGGCTTCACTTCTCGTACTCGCAACTTTGACGGCGACACCAAGCGCCTTTAAGTAAAGGCTTTGTCTTTTAGAGCCTTCCTTAATAATGGTGTCGTCTGTAGTGGTGGCATCTGACGTGGCGGGCTGAAGCTCTTTCTCCGCTAACCCCTCTCGGATCTCTTTCTCAAGCTTCTTACGGAGCCTGTCGATCACCGCGTCTTTTACGACACCTTCTATTTCATCAAGCATTGAGGCGGGGTCAGCGGGCTTCGCAGCCTCTTCTTTACTTTCCTCGCCCTCTCCCTCGTCCTCGCTAAAGTCGAAGGCAAGCTTTGAGCTTGCCGACTTGCTGAGCCATTGTTGAGGCACTTGATTTAGAGTATCATCGTGATTTGGGTTCGCGTCAAGGGAAGGCATTTCTAAAATATTTCTTGCGACAGCTCCCTTAAATGCAGGGACAGCAACCCAAGAAGCTTCGATGAAAGTGACCCCACCTGTCTCACCTTCATTCTCATGCCCACAGAGTTCAGCCACTCTATGTTTGTTCCCCTGCTCATCGTAGAACACGTTGCCTTTTTCATACTTAACGTGAGCACACATTTGAGGTTCATCAGCCGCGACATGACCGCATTTCGTACAAATGGTAAAGTCCAC